TCAGCACGCGATATCGAGAGTCAACTGCAGTTGCTCGCGCCAGTACTCAACATTTGCTTCAATAACCGGCTTATCCCATCGCCAGCGAGCCATCTCTCTTGCCCCATTGCTGGCTTTTGATTTCCGGTCATCGCGAATGCGACATGCTTGCTCATATTTCTGCTGCTCAGTCAGTTCACCGCGAAGCAGACTATCAATGTGCAGGTCGCACCACACAGCAAAACGAGCATCACACCAACGGGCAAATGCAACTGAAAGTTTTGGATGTAGCCACGTACCACCACCCCTGTCCTTTCGTGCCTTGCTGGTTTTTACATACCTCGATTGTGAGGGATGTAAAATTTGAGATTCTTTCCCGGTCAACGCTTCGTCTAAAGCACGAACGTATTCAAGCGTTTCTGCCAAACGCATCCAGTTATCAATGCGTTTCCCAAATCTCTCAGCAACCCCTGTGACGTTGATCCAACCATCAGTGTTGAAACTGACAATTTCACCTTTGTAATTAAGTGGCACGATATTCATAACGTTTACCTACCATTTGAAATGAACCTTTGCCGCACAGGAAACCAGCCCACCGAGGCTCGCCAGCACTAACTGGTATCCTCAAAGGCCCATTCCAAAGGGGCAGGTTCGGTGTAAAAAAAACATGCGTTGCGGTACGCATTTATTGCAAAAAAGCCCCGCATCGCGAGGCTCATTAAATGGACTTTGTGATTTGCAAAAAAATTATTTCAGACATTGCGTCCTGATGTACTCCTGCAGGTAGTTAACCTGCGCGGTTATCCTGTCGATTCCACTTCGGAGACGGTAATAATTGAGTTCAGCATCTGCTGTAAGTCTTGGGCTTTCTCCATCGCCCATGCCGCTGGCTCCGGTCGTTGACTTTGCACAGGTGGCGGCGACCTGCAGGCGCTTACGCCCAGCAGAAACATCAGCGCGGAGACTTTCGATAGTCGCGTTAGCATCAGCAAGCTCCTTTGTGTATCTGGCATCGAGTTCAGCTACATCACGTTGACGCTTCTGCATATCAGCGATGATGGATGTGGCTTTATCGCGCTGCTCTTTGTAGGTCATGGCGTTATCACGGTAATGATTAACAGCCCATGACAGGCAGACGATGATGCAGATAACCAGAGCGGAGATAATCGCGGTTACTCTGCTCATACCTCAATCTCTCTGACCGTTCCGCCTGCCTCTTTGAATTTTGCAATCAGGTTGTCAGCCTTATGCTCGAACTGACCATAACCAGCGCCCGGCAGTGAAGCCCAGATATTGCTGCAACGGTCGATAGCCTGACGGATATCACCGCGATCAATCATCGGTAAAGCGCCACGCTCTTTAATCTGTTGCAGTGCCACAGCGTCCTGGCTTTTCGGAGAGAAGTCTTTCAGGCCAAGTTGCTTGCGGTAGGCATCCCACCAACGGGAAAGAAGCTGGTAACGTCCGGCGGCTGTTGATTTGAGTTTTGGGTTTAGCGTGACAAGTTTGCGAGGGTGATCGGAGTAATCAGTGAATAGCTCTCCACCAACAATGACGTCATAACCATGATTTCTGGTTTTCTGACGTCCATTATCAGTTCCCTCTGACCACGCCAGCATATCGAGGAACGCCTTACGTTGATTATTGATTTCCACCATCTTCTACTCCGGCTTTTTTAGCAGCGAAGCGTTTGATAAGCGAACCAATCGAGTCAGTACCGATGTAGCCGATGAACACGCTCGTTATATAAGCGAGATTGCTACTTAGTCCTGCGAAGTCGAGAAGGTCACGAATGAACCAGGCGATAATGGCGCACATCGTTGCGTCGATTACTGTTTTTGTAAACGCACCGCCATTATATCTGCCGCGAAGGTACGCCATTGCAAACGCAAGAATTGCCCCGATGCCTTGTTCCTTTGCCGCGAGAATGGCGGCTAACAGGTCATGTTTTTCTGGCATCTTCATGTCTTACCCCCAATAAGGGGATTTGCTCTATTTAATTAGGAATAAGGTCGATTACTGATAGAACAAATCCAGGCTACTGTGTTTAGTAATCAGATTTGTTCGTGACCGATATGCACGGGCAAAACGGCATGAGGTTGTTAGCGCAACCTCCTGCCACCCGCTTTCACGAAGATCATGTGTAGAAGGCCGCAGCGTAACTATCACTGATGAATTCAGGATAGTCAGTGGCTACGGCTCAGTTTGGGTTGTGCTGTTGCTGGGCGGCGATGACGCCTGTACGCATTTGGTGATCCGGTTCTGCTTCCGGCATTCGCTTAATTCAGCACAACGATAAGAGCACTCGGTGCATTTAAGCCAAGCCCCATAAGGGAGAATGCTCTTACCTGTTGCACAGATATAAAAAATCCCGAAACCGTTATGCAGGCTCTAACTATTACCTGCGAACTGTTTCGGGATTGCATTTTGCAGACCTCTCAGCCTGCGATGGTTGGAGTTCCAGACGATACGTCGAAGTGACCAACTAGGCGGAATCGGTAGTAAGCGCCGCCTCTTTTTATCTCACTACCACAACGAGCGAATTAACCCATCGTTGGGTCAAATTTACCCAACTTTATTCAAAAAGTCAATATCATGCCGTTAATATGTTGCCATCCGTGGCAATCATGCTGCTAACGTGTGACCGCATTCAAGATATTGTCTGCGATTGACTCTTCCTTGTGGCATTGCACCACCAGAGCGTCATACAGCGGCTTAACAGTGCGTGACCAGGTGGGTTGAGTAAGGTTTGGGATTAGCATCGTTACAGCGCGATATGCGGCGCTTGCTGGCATTCTTGAATAGCCGACACCTTTGCATCTTCCGCACTCTTTCTCAACAACTCTCCCCCACTGCTCCGTTTTTGCTATATCAACCGCACGGCCTGTACCGTGGCAATCTCTGCATCTTGCGCCCGGCGTAGCGGCACTACGGCAATAATCCGCATAAGCGAATGTTGCGAGCACTTGCAGTACCTTTGCCTTAGTATTTCCTTCAAGCTTTGCCACGCCACGGTATTTCCCCGATACCTTGTGTGCAAATTGCATCAGATAGTTGATAGCCTTTTGTTTGTCGTTCTGGCTGAGTTCATGCTTACCGCAGAATGCAGCCATTCCGAATCCGGCTTGTGATTGCGCCATCCCCATAGCAGCCATCACATCAGTACCGGAAAGAGAGTCAGAAGCCGTGGCCCGTGGTGAGTCGCTCATCATCGGGCTTTTTGGCGAATGAAATTTAGCTACGCTTTCGAGTCTCATGCGCCTTCTCCCTGTGCCTGAATCAATGTGAGGTTTCCGCAGAACACTGCGCCGGTATCGATATACATCTGGTTGGCAAACTTGAGTGGTTTCACTGCTGGCGTATGACCAAAGATGAACATGTCCGCGCCTTTGATTTCTTTCACGATCCCGTCTTGTGAGTTGCTGATTCGTTCGCGGTTCCAGATTACCTGCTGATGATCAACTGGCTTTCCAAACTCGTATTCGTCACAAGGATAATCGGCGTGGCAGATGACATATTTTTTATCTTTGCTCACCAGTTCGATGATTAACGGAAGTTCTTCTGCTTTATGGGCAAGAGCTTTAGCCAGAGTTTCTTTGTCGTAATCGAGATTAAAGAACCAACTACCGCCATTAAGCAGCCAGTGATTGACGTTTCCGCGCTCTGATAAGCCATCAATCATCATTTGCTCATGGTTTCCACGTACAGCTCTGAACCAGGGGAATGTGATTAATTCCAGGCATTCGACGTTCTCTGTACCGCGATCGACCAAATCGCCAACCGAGATAAGCAGGTCTTTTTTGGTGTCGAATTCTATCGTCTCCAGTTTTTTCATCAGGTTCGTGTAGCATCCGTGCAGATCGCCAACTACCCAAATATTTCGGTATTTGCTGCCATCAATTTTTTCGTAATAGCGCATCTCTTTCACTCCATCCGCGATGAACCATGAGAACGTCGTTGACGATGGCGTGCATTTTCCCGTCTTTATCATCAACGTATTTTCTGACCGTACCGCGACTACATTTCAGTCTGCGTGCTACTTCTGTCTGGTTTCCGTATGCTTCAACGAGCATGTCTGGAATGGTTTTTACTGAGAACGTCATGCGGCCTCACTTCTGCTATTTCGCAGGTCTTTGAGTTTCTGCTGATACTCCGCCTTGATGGCCCTGCACTCTTCGACAGTCCAGCGATGGCGGTTATGGTTTGATTCGATTTCGTCTACTGCTTCCTGCCCGATGCGATTAATCAGTTCGACGCGATACGGAACGAGATTTCCGCTTTTGTGCTGGTTGCACACCACGCATTGCTTGTGAATATTGCGTTCATCAAATCGGAGTTGAGGTGCCGCAGCAGTTGTCCGGTAATGTCCGGCATCCCACTGAGCAGACGTGAGCGTTCCGCACGAGATACATGGTAAGTCGCGGTCTCTTTCTCTGATGAAGGCGTTTACGGCTTGTTGGGCTTGTTTAATCCAGTAACTGCGGGGCTTTAAGGCGAGTTTTCGAATCTTAAGTTTATCTTTCTGTTTCTGCTCCTCTCGTCGTCGTTTCTTCTCTGCTGCTTTTTCCGCTTTTTCGCGTTCTTTGCTTCGTCGTTCGAGTGCTATCTTGGTTCCACACTCTGGAGAGCACCACCACTGATTAGCGAATGCAGGGTGAAACCATTCCCGGCATTCATCGTTTTTACATCGTCTTCGCGCTGGTTTAGCCATCATCTTCTTCCTCGTACATTGAGCTATTCGGATCGCTCATCAGTTCTGCGCAACAGTGCTCACACACGTGAACTTCCAGCACATGCAGCTTCTGACCGCAGTTAGCGCACGTTAAAGCTCGCTCGACGCTTTCTTTCTGGTATTGAAGGGATTGGGATGGGCTAAGCATGGCTTTCACCATTAAAAAGTCGCTTGTAAGCATCAATGTCTCGTTTTGCTTCACCGAGCTTTCGTCTTAATTCCATGTTTTCTGATTCAAGCTTTTCCATGTCTTGTTGGTATCGATCGCGGTGTTCTTTCCATGCTTTTCGATACGCCTTCATGTATGTCGTTTTGGCCTTTCTCTTTGCCTGACGAACAGCGTGATGGTTTTCTACAAACCACTCAGGGTCGTTAAATGCTGCTCTGGCGCATGTAGACAAATAATTTGCTGCCTCCCTGTTTAGCCAACAAATACTGATAAATGGCAACTTGATAAGCACCATTTTTCGTTGAGACTCTTTCTCGCCAAACATGTGCCATTTTTTGATGCTAAGGCCAAATCCAGGTTGAATTAAAAGCATTGTCATTTCCTCGCACGATATCTTAGCCACCGGATATCCCACAGGTGAGCTGTGTAATTGAAGGTTTTTACGTCAGATTCTTTTGGGATTGGCTTGCGTTTATTTCTGGAGCGTTTCGTTGGAAGGTATTTGCAGTTTTCGCAGATGATGTCGGTGAAACTTCGTCGCTGTCGCCTCATGCCGCCCTCCTGACGCCCTGCCCGATCGCCATCAATGCCGCTTTGGATACGGTAGTAAACATCCGTCGAGGACTGATGAACGGTCGCCAAATCAGCAGCATGGAGCCTTTGCTGTTTCCCTTCTTCTCCAACCCTGTCGATGGTTCGATAAAATTAATCCGTCCATCAGTGATAATGCGAACTTCGTCGACACTCTCCAGAGCCTTGCTGAACCATCCGACTGACATATCCTCTGGCACAAGCATAACTACCGTCTGTCGCTGTTGTATGCACTGCTCAGCGGCTTTTTCCACCCACGGTCTGATATTGCTGTACGGTGGGTTATTCCAGATTGCACCGTGGCTTACCCACTCAGAATTGAGCGCGTCGTCGGCCTCAGTTAGCCAGTGAGCACACAGAGCATTTTTGTCGCTCGCTGCCGAATCCAGCCAGAATCCAAACTCAATATCCAGTGCATCAAAAAGCCAAAGCGGCGTTTGCCAGCAGTCCTTGTCGTGTGCTGGCGTATTTGATTTGATAGTCATGCAGCCCGATCTCCCCATCTCGCTTTCCACTCCAGAGCCAGTCTCGCTTCGTCTGACCACTTAACGCCACGCTCTGTACCGAATGCCTGTATAAGCTCTAATAGCTCCGCAAATTCGCCTACACGCATCCTGCTGGTTGACTGGCCTATTACCACAAAGCCATTCCCGGCAAGGTTAGGAACAACATCCTGCTGCTTTAATGCTGCGGTAAACACACACTTCCAGCTTTCTGCATCCAGCCAGCGACCATGCCATTCAACCTGACGAGAGACGTCACCAAGGCAAGCCCAAAGCTTTCGGTTCTGGTCTAAGCTGCGGTTGCGTTCCTGAATGGTTACTACGATTGGTTTGGTTGGGTCTGGAAGGATTTGCTGTACTGCGTGAATAGCGTTTTGCTGATGTGCTGGAGATCGAATTTCAAAGGTTAGTTTTTTCATGACTTCCCTCTCCCCCAAATAAAAAGGCCTGCGATTACCAGCAGGCCTGTTATTAGCTCAGTAATGTAGATGGTCATCTTTTAACTCCATATACCGCCAATACCCGTTTCATCGCGGCACTCTGGCGACACTCCTTAAAAATCAGGTTCGTGCTCATCTTTCCTTCCCGTTCTTCCCTAGTAGCAAACCGGTAATACACCGTTCGCCAGACCTTACCTTCGATAACCAGAAGACCTGCCCGTGCCATTTTAGCCGCGGCCTGATTTATGCTGGTTACTGTTGCGCCTGTTAGCGCGGCAACGTCCGGCGCACAGAAGCTATTATGCGTCCCCAGGTAATGAATAATTGCCTCTTTGCCCGTCATACACTTGCTCCTTTTAGTCCGAACTTAGCTTTGATTTCTGCGATCTTCGCCAGAGCCTGTGCACGATTTAGAGGTCTACCGCCCATGACAGGAAGTTGTTTTACTGGTTCAGGGATCGCCTCACCACGGTTAATTCTCGCAGTCATATGGACAAGCTCATCTGCGGCCTTACGGCGTAATTCCGCATCAGTAAGCGCATTGGCCCGCATGTTCTGATACAGGTTGGTAACCAGCCAGTAGTGCGCGTTTGATTTCCACGGATAAGACTCCGCATCCGGATACAGGCCTCGCTTCCGGCAATACTCGTAAACCATATCAACCAGCTCGCTGACGTTTGGCAGTCCGGCGATAACGGATGCTTCTTCCCGGCACCATGCAACAAACTGCCCGGGTGATGGCAGAAATGGTCGATTCTGCCGACGGGCTACGCGCATTCCTGCGTTAACCTGTTCCATCGTGGTGATCCCGTTTTCCCGAAAAGCCAGAACCCACTGGCGACGGATTTCGTTCACTTCGTTCTGGTCACGGTTAGCCAGGCTCGCCGGGAAAGTTGCCAGTAACTGGCTGAACACACCGTTGATGATCTGCGCTACCTGCTGTACCTGCGGCTTTTCATCGTACTGTTCCGGCATGTTGTTGGCGATCCGACGCATCTGCTCACGGTCAAAGTTAACCATCTGTGCGGCGATGTTTTTCATAGATCCACCCCGTAAATCCAGTCTGTGTTTGTCAGGTCGAGTTTTGGTTTGCTGGCTGTCACGCCTGCCTGTTGCTTGTTACGGTTGATTTCGAGTTGGGTCCACTTATCGCGGAGTTTGGCCGGGCTCAGCACGTTACCGGACCAGAAGTTGTCCTGGCATGCCCAGCGGAACAGCACGCACATGTCGCGGTGGTTACGTCCGTCACGTTCACGCATCAGGCGGATATCGTTAGCCCACCCAGCAAAATTCGGTTTTCTGGCTGATGGTGCGATAGTCTTCACCATGTCAAACATCCACTCTGCGGCGGTCAGGTCTTCTGCTGTCCCCCACTTGCTGCCGCTCTGAATTGCAGCATCCGGTTTCACCACAGAAAGGTCGTTTTCTGGCTGGTCAGAGGATTCGCCAGAATTCTCTGACGAATAATCTTTTCTTTTTTCTTTTGTAATAGTGTCTTTTGTGTCCCCCTGTTTTGAGGGATAGCAATCCCCCAATTTGAGGGATGTTTTATCCCTCGTTTTAGGGGATTTTCCCTCGTTTTGAGGGATACACCATTCTGAGATGTTTTTATTTGGTCCAAACATGCCGCCTTGCTGCTTGATAATATTCATTCTGACGAGTTCTAACTTGGCTTCATTGCACCGTTTGACGGGTAACTTTGTAATCTCGCTAAGTTGAGAATCGGTGATTCTGTCCATTGGTTTATTCCACCCATAGGTTTTACGCAGAATGGCAAGCAGCACTTTAAACTGTCGCTTGGTCAGATCTGCGCCCGAATAAGCCTCAAGCAGCATATTTGATAGTCTGGCGTAACCATCATCGAGATCTGCCACATTACGCTCCTGTCCGGCAAAGTTACCTCTGCCGAAGTTGAGTATTTTTGCTGTATTTGTCATAATGACTCCTGTTGATAGATCCAGTAATGACCTCAGAACTCCATCTGGATTTGTTCAGAACGCTCGGTTGCCGCCGGGCGTTTTTTATTGGTGAGTCCATCAAGCGCATACTTAAAAGCCCTGCTAATCGGACTGATGTCTGATGCCATTCCGAAAGCACACAAGACCGAAGCAATAAACCGCCAGTCCGTTCTGCTTATCTTCGATTCATGACAGCCAATCATCTTTGCCAGACCGCGCTGGGTAAGCGTTGACAGGTTGATGAGTAAATCAGTTTCTGCGCGATCAACGTCACGCTGTGATAGTTTGCTGTAACTTGTTCGTTCCATTTCTTAAGATTTCCAATAGTGAATAGTTAGTTGAAAGGTATGCGTGGAAACGCATATGGCCTTAGTTGGTCAGATATCTTGGGACTCGCTTTGTCAGCGACGTAGGACGAATGTCCATTGTGAAAATAGCGGTGTTACTTATGCAGTTGTTTTTTTGTTACTTGGGAAGGGCTTTACCTCTTCCGCATAAACGCTTCCATCAGCGTTTATAGTTAAAAAAATATTTCGGCCTGCATGAATGGCCTTGTTGATCGCGCTTTGATATACACCGAGATCTTTAGCTGTCTTGGTTTGCCCAAAGCGCATTGCATAATCTTTCAGGGTTATGCGTTGTTCCATACAACCTCCTTAGTACATGCAACCATTATCACCGCTAGAGGTAAAATAGTCAACACGCACGGTGTTAGATATTTATCCCTTGCGGTGATAGATTTAACGTATGAGCGCAAAAAAGAAACCATTAACACAAGAGCAGCTTGAGGACGCACGTCGCCTTAAAGCTATTTATGAAAAAAAGAAAAATGAACTTGGCTTATCCCAGGAATCTGTCGCAGACAAGATGGGGATGGGACAGTCAGGCGTTGGTGCTTTATTTAATGGCATCAATGCATTAAATGCTTATAACGCCGCATTGCTTGCAAAAATTCTCAACGTTAGCGTTGAAGAATTTAGCCCTTCAATCGCCAGAGAAATCTACGAGATGTATGAAGCGGTTAGTATGCAGCCGTCACTTAGAAGTGAGTATGAGTACCCTGTTTTTTCTCATGTTCAGGCCGGGATGTTCTCGCCTGAGCTTAGAACCTTTACCAAAGGTGATGCGGAGAGATGGGTAAGCACAACCAAAAAAGCCAGTGATTCTGCATTCTGGCTTGAGGTTGAAGGTAATTCCATGACCGCGCCAACAGGATCCAAACCTAGTTTTCCTGACGGGATGTTAATTCTGGTTGACCCTGAGCAGGCTGTTGAGCCAGGTGATTTCTGCATAGCCAGACTTGGGGGTGATGAGTTTACCTTCAAGAAACTGATCAGGGATAGCGGTCAGGTGTTTTTACAACCACTAAACCCACAGTACCCAATGATCCCATGCAATGAGAGTTGTTCCGTTGTGGGGAAAGTTATCGCCAGCCAGTGGCCTGAAGAGACGTTTGGATAACACGTAAATGATTAAAGAACGTATTTCTTATATCATTCCGATTGCGATGGATGAAGGCAACCCAGTAACTCCAGTTCTTATCTATGAAATGGATAAAGACTCCCATGAAGTGGATCTATCATTTGGCGCTTTTTTTATCGGCCTTAAGGCTACAAAAAAATATTCCATAGGCATTGAGGTTTTCAATGCTCAAGAAATACCGATACCAATTGACACAAAACTGTACTCCAACCATAAGTTTTTTACGGTAGCAGAAGCCAACGATGGAGAAACCATCGTATCAACTTCTATGAGAATTAACTTCCCAAGGGTGAAAATTATCAAGCCTGGGATATTCGAAGTTAGAGCATCACTGGTTAATCCTGATAAAGGCGAAGTAATTGATGTAAAAAGTTCGTTTTTTGACGTGAAGATAACAGGATCAGTTCGCGATGAGTTTAGATAACAAGGTTGCTCAGCTTCGTCCAAATCAAAACATATCTCGCCCAATTGGACACTATTCCACTGATGATGCATACTCACGGCATGGTGGAGGAAACGGCGGAGGTAACATGCTTGAGGCTAGAGTTGCAAAGCTAGAGTCTGATGTTGAATACATCAAGCGCGATCTCGCTGAAGTAAAGTCAGATATAAAATCTGTAGATTCTCGTCTGTCAGGTATTGAGACAAGCATTAGCTCAGCAAAAATCACCATCAAGGCATCTGCGGTCGTTGTCAGTTTCGTGTTCGCATTTTGCGCCTACATTTTTGGAAGTTATGTTTCCAAAATCCTTGATGCCTTAAACGGACTCGTTCTTAAGTAACACACACCCCGGCCTCAGCGCCGGGTTTTCTTTGCCTCACGATCCCCTTCACCCAATAACACATAACCAATTGTATTTATTTGAAAATTAATAGATACAACTCACTAAACATCGCAATTCAGATCTCTCGATCACCTCCCAAGCCACACACCCCTGCAAAAAAATAAATCTATATAAAAAACATACAGATAACCATCTGCGGTGATAAATTATCTCTGGCGGTGTTGACATAAATACCACTGGCGGTGATACTAAACACATCAGCAGGACGCACTACTCACCAGGGCGGTGAATATACAACGATTCGAATATGAATCTACGGCGCTGACAAAGCGCAATAACCAAAGTGAACTTTGGGGTGTGGTGAAGGGTTCATGGACGGGAATATGTCGCACGTAAAGCGGCGAGGCCTGCGGGACTATTGCCGAATTGAAGTAGGCCGAAACAGGTCGAAATGGGTCTCCCACCTACCACACCACCAAAGTTCATCAGGAGGTCTATATGACACGCAGAACTCAGTTCAAAGGCAATTCACGTTCTCGTCGTCGTGAGCGTTTAAAGGCAAAGGCATTAGCTAACGGCGTACTGGCCCGCGAAGAAGCAATAAGTTCAGAAGTATTACACCGCCCTACTCTAAGCAGAGCGCAGATTCAGGCTAAAGGTACTCACAAAACGCCTGAGCGCATAGAAGACGCTAAGCCAATTAAGTTCATGGCACAGGACGTGATCTGGCAACAGAAAGAATACAGACGCAATCTGGAGAGAGCGGCCATTGTGTACGCGAATGAGTTTGGACATAAGCAACCAGAAACTGGTGTATGTCTTCCAAATGTAGCTCTTTACGCAGCAGGATACCGGAAATCAAAACAACTGACGGCGAGGTAATTATGGGTCAAGAAGAAAAATATGAGCTTAAAAAGCTCATTGGAGAAGACGCCATAGAAGAAATTGCAGCATTAACAACAGCTATAAAGAATATTAGGTATGCGCTAAATACGCTTATCTCCTCATGCGACAAAAATAGCAGGGAATTTTTGATACTTGGCGCAGCTCTAGGAATAGTTGATGCGGCAACGCTTCACCTAATTACTCATGACGATATTCTTATTGAGCCGTATGAAACATTACTGCTTGTCAGGCAAAAAATGGCTGATGCCGCAGCAAATGGAGACCTTCAACTTTACTTCGACTTAAGGAAAGTATTAAGGCGAATGGTCAGAACTGAAGGAGATATCCCCCTGACAAAGTAAGGGGGTGAAGAGGCTATTTCAGGAATAAAATTAATAATTTGTCAGCGGCGGAACATATACAGGCTTAGGGGCTGGCGCTCTATACATCCGGTATTCATTCTTACAGCGAGGACATGAATGCACAAAGAATCCATTAGATTTTATAGTAACCGTGCTTGGTTGAAGTATCGATATTTTATGTTCGCCGAAGCAATGTGCACAAAGGTTATGCTGCTGAATAGAAGGATCGGAATGACTCTTAGGTCGATACACGACAGAACCACCTTCAGTTGTATGAAGTTCATAATTCTCAGCTTGCACAACAAACATCTTGATTTTTCTATTTTCATCTCGAAGCTTCATTGCGATCTCCTTCTCGGCCTGATAAAGGCCAGAGAGCTCCGCATTAAGCATCTGTAAGTCAGTTATTCTTTGGTGTAGATCACCAATAGCTTTAGCGATAACAGCATCATCTCTGGTTTCTTTTATTGTCTTCAGCAGATCATAAGCCTGTTTCGCGGCAGTTATACCAGATAATACATCCATATAAATCACTCTCTTACTGTAGGGGGAAGAGGATTTTACTATTTTTCTCGCTGTAGGGGTACACGAGAACCACCGAGCCTGATGTGGTTAAAAGACAGGCACAATCTTTACTACCGCAAGCCACGCAGTGAAATTGGTGTGACTTGTGTTGGTCGCCAGAAAATGAAATTAGGCAGCAAACTACTTATTTGAGAGGAATTAATATGTCATCAATCCGCTTAACTACGAGAATGAAAGAGGAAATCGCTCGTAACGCTTTAATTAAGTCTGGGGTCTTCACTGAACTTGAAGAAGTAACAAAGTTAAAGAACCAGCTTGCACTTGACGCCAGAGTTATTGCGTTTGGCGGTAAAAAGAAAACTGAGGAAGTGGATCAGTTATCATCCAAGTTGGTAGCTATAAGTGAAGAACTTGAAAAGATGGGATGTTCATTTTACTCATACGATGTTAGTTCTACTTCAATTTATCTGACTGTATCTGGCAGAAGGGTTGGATGGCATTCATATGGGAAAGACGGCAACGGCGAAGATATATTGCTCCCTACTCCGACCAAAGATAAATGCATGTTTAGCGCAGAACACGAAATAACAAAAAGGTTTGATGAAATCTGCGCATTGCAACAAAAACTTGAAGCCAAGAAAAAGGATATCGAATCAAATGTATGGGCTGCTTTGAACTCAGTCACAACAGTTAAGCGACTTATTGAGGTTTGGCCTGAAAGCAAAGAATTGCTACCAAAAGAAGCAGATAAAGCAAGTACAGCACTTCCTGCTTTACGGGTAGAAGATTTGAATAAGATGATTGGACTTCCTTCCGAGGCCGCATAGTCGGCCTTTATTTTTGGCATAACCAATATGGGGTAAAAATGAAAGTTTTAATGGTTTATGAAAATGTTCCAGAGTCGACTGAAATCTATATTTTTGATGCCAATGAAGATGAAGTTAACGATTTGAAATTGTCTCACGGCAATTACACAAATGCTAATTGTGATGAAAGTATCGAAAAAGCACTATCACGTGTTCTTGTCAGAATTAGTGTTCCAGAACATTGTGATGATGATTGGCTTTCTTATTGTGGAGCGGTAAAAACTGATGCAGGAAAATGGAGTAAAAGTAAAGTTGATAACTCAACTCCAATCATTATGAAAGATAGTGATATTGAAATGGTAATAATAACCGGAATGATTATGTAGGCTGCGAATAAGCACTGTGTATTCATTCCAACGAGTGAATACACGGAGCAATGTCGCTCGCAACTAAACAGGAGCCGACTTGTTCTGATTATTGGAAATCTTCTTTGCCCTCCAGTGTGAGGGCTTTTTTATATGCATACCAATAACGCTTCACTCGAGGCGTTTTCGTTATGCAATCAAACAGAAGGAGCATCCTATGCAACAGTTCGCTATTGCAGGGGCGGCATCGGTTCGCCCTTTCAACCCGATTTTATCGGTACAGCATTCACGAAAAAATATTTTAACCGGAGCAGACTTTAAACAACCAAGAATGAAAAGTTTGCTCGAAAAGCTTTGGGATATTTTGAAACAACAAGGCCGTCCATGAATTTTACAGATAACTGGTCAGACGAAGAATTCATTCGTCAGATGAAAGAATTAATCGGTAACGAAGGAGATATTCATGTCACTTGCAACCACAGTGAAGGAGAGCAAGTTACAGAGGCGCATGTACACGCAGAAAGCTCTCTGGTATCGACATAATGGCGACCGCGAAGGAATGCGGGTATGCCTTAATTTGTCCAGAGTCGAAGTATTAAGTCAGCGTTATTTCCTTGGGGAATGTCCATTCTGAGAACAAACATATGAGCAAAGAATTTTACGCAAGGCTGGCAGCTATTCAGGAGAATCTGAACGCGCCAAAGAATCAGTACAACTCATTCGGCAAATATAAATACAGAAGCTGCGAAGATATTCTTGAAGGCGTTAAGCCGTTACTGAATGGTCTGTTTTTATCAATCAGCGATGAAGTTGTGTTGATTGGTGATCGGTATTACGTGAAAGCAACGGCAACTATTACTGATGGCGAAAACAGTCATACAGCAACCGCTCTTGCACGAGAGGAAGAAAGCAAGAAAGGAATGGATTCTGCACAAGTTACGGGAGCTACAAGCTCTTATGCACGCAAGTATTGCCTCAATGGTTTGTTCGGCATTGATGATGCGAAAGATGCAGATACCGACGAGCATAAACATCGGCAGAACGCAGCAGCAAAGCAATCAAAACCATCACCTACACCTGAACAGGTTCTAAAAGCATTCACTGACGCAGCATTGCAGAAAAACACCGTGGAAGAGCTTAAACAGGCGTTCGCCAAAGCGTGGAAGATGCTCGAAGGCACACCGGAGCAGCACAAAGCGCAGGACGTTTACAACATCAGACGAGACGAATTAGAAGGAGCGGCTGCTTAATGGCACATTCGATTACTGTAAGACTAAACAAGCCCGCAAGAGAGTTTCAGGCCGGGGAAAATATCGGATTCAACATCCGTGCTGGCGTTCAGTATTACGATCGCCAGACAAAAAAGAAAGAATGGACAAACTACAGCGCCGTTGTATTTGCCAAGCCGGGAGCGCAAGCGGATTACTACCGTAGTGTTCTTGTTGAAGGTGGCATTGTTGAAATTACCGGAGAAAACATCAGGGTTGATGTTTATCAGGGGCAAAATGGTCAATCAATCAATCTTGAATTACTGAATGCAAAGATTGGATTTGCAACTTCAGGAAACAGCCAACAGCAGCAAAGTAGCAATCATCAAAATCATCCTGAATACGACGATTCAATTCCCTTCTAGATTTGCAAAATAAGGATTTAATTATGCCAGCGCCTCTGTATGGTGCGGATGACCCGCGCCGCTGTTCCGGCAATTCCGTATCGGAGGTGCTGGATAAATTCAGAAAAAACTACGATCGGATAATGTCGCTACCGCAGGAAACAAAAAAGGAAAAGGAATTTCGCCACTGTATATGGCTTGCAGAGAAAGAAGAACGCGAGCGAATTTACCAGACATCAATCCGACCATTCCGCAAAGCCACATATACCCACTTCCCTGAAATTGACCCGCGCCTGCGTAATTACCGCTCACGCTATGGCGCTATCAGTAATGACTGAGGTATTTACCATGAGAGGACTTGCATACAATCCCGGCATTCTTCCGGCAGAAATGATTATTCGCCAACGCGTAAAGCCAATGCCATCGAGAGAGGAATTGCTCAAGAGAAATTCTTTTCCGTCAGTAAATCAAAACAAATATCTGAATGCGATGTGGCGGAGTGGGAAGAAATGAAACAAATGTCACTAATTGAGATGGATGGTTTTCTGAAAGGTAAATGCATCCCACGAGATTTAAAGGTTAACGAAACAAACGCTGAATATCTTTTCCGTAAGTTCGGTGAACTTGAATCAAAACTAGAAACGGCGTTGCGGGAGTGTCGTTCTTCCGGAATCACGATTGATAACCTTGAAGCCAAGTGCGCGGCGCTGGCGGCGGAGAATGCGGCGCTTAAACAGTCGGAGAAGGAATTTAATAACTTCTGTCGTCAGGAGTACTACGGTTGGGAGGACAACTTCACGGAAACCCCAGCCACCGATGCTTTCCTGGCTGAAGTACGGGCGCAGGGTGTGGAGATGTTTGCTGAGTGTGCATACACACTTGAACATCATGATCACGCAGTAGCCTTCGCCGCTGAGCTTCGCAAAGGAGGCAACCAGTGACTGGACATGCAGCAATCCTCGACATGTGCTGTGGCAGTCGCATGTTCTGGTTCGATAAGAACGACGACCGGGCGATATTTAGCGATATCAGAAAGGAAGAGCACACATTATGTGATGGACGACGGCTGATAATTAGCCCTGACATGATAGCAGATTTTCGTGCATTACCATTTGCAGACGCATCGTTTCCGGTTGTTGTATTCGACCCTCCGCATCTTGAGCGTGTTGGTGATAACGCCTGGATGGGAAAGAAATATGGACGGCTGAATAAAGATACCTGGCGTGATGATTTGCGGCAGGGATTTAAAGAAGCCTTTCGTGTGTTGCGGCCATACGGCGTTCTGATTTTTAAATGGAATGAAACGCAAATACCTGTTCGCCAGATATTGGCACTGACCGACAGAAAGCCTGTTATCGGTCAACGAACAGGAAAGGGTGACAAGACCCACTGGATTATTTTTATGAAGGAGGCGACCAGTGAGCAAAATTAACTATCAGGCACTGCGTGAAAAGGCAGAGCGTGCAATTCCAGCAATGGAACGCCTGTTAATGCTGCCAGTTGATGATGATTTGTTAAGTGAACAGGAACTTAAAGATTACGGTGTGGATATTGATGCGCTCAACGCCTTCAAATTTCTGGCCGGACCAGAAACCGTGCTGGCACTGCTGGATGAACGGGAAAGAAACCAGCAATACATCAAACGCCGTGACCAGGAGAACGAGGATATTGCGCTAACGGTAGGGAAACTGCGTGTTGAGCTGGAAGCCGCAGAGAAGCGCATTGCTGAGCTGCAGTTGCGGGAGGTTGTGCTTCCGCAATGCTATAGCATGTTGCATCGCGTCGATTTTGACGAGCCTTACCACACTGAAATGGTTTACAGGCAGTATCAGGTTCTTGAGGCACTGCACAACGCTGGAATAAACGTCACCGAAGCAGGTAAAGGAGAGGCATCATGAGCACTATTCCCAAAGAACGTCTGGAACAATTAGCATCTGGAAACGCATGGTATTGCGTTCAAGATGACGAAGCGGCTGAGCTGGCGCGTATCGCGCTGGCATCGCTCGAAGCGGAGCCATATGGATATGTGCATAAAGCGGCATATGAGAAAACAGGCAGTTGCGGGTTGTCGAATGACCGTGAAGCCTATCGATACAGTTCAACTCACGTGGCCGTTTACACCGCACCGCCAGCGCCGGTATCTGTGCCTGCTGCGATGGAAATGGATGATGACTTTGACAGCGCGTTTGAACACGGAAAAGCTGTCGGCTGGAACGCCTATCGCGCAGCCATGTTTCAGTCCGGAAACTTTCGGGAAAACAAGAATTCGTCAACCAATAATTTTCGTGAAATCGCGGAAACGTCAACCAACTCTCCGCTTATTCCTGGTGAAGTGTTGTCCGCAATCCGGGAGGTTGCCAGGATTCGTGCCGATTTCGATGATTTTGACGGTGACAGGCGAGGTATCGGTGATTGTCTGGATGAGGCCGAGCAAGAGCTTATCGTTACCATTAACAAATATGCCAGTCAGTTGGCAGCAGAACCGATAGCGACTAATGACGTTCGAGAACAAACAGCCGTTCCGCCAATACAGGCTGATGTCGCGCAAGCAATTGAAAATCTCAAGCAGAAGTTAGTGGAATGCAATCGCTATAACTACTGCGCAGATGCAGTGAAGAACGTTGAGGATGCCTGCCACGCTGCCATGCTTCAGGGTAGCCAACCTGTAAGCCAAACTTACAAGTTGCCAGTTAATACACCTTGCCAAGATGCGCCAGCCCATATCTGGCTGCAAACGGCTGGAGTATGGCCAGAAGATGGCGAGTTAAGCGAATTAACGTGGTGCAGCCACAATCAGCACCATGATGACACGCTATATGTTCGAGCTGACCTTGTGAATGGCAACTCTCCGGTAACTCCGGATGGTTGGATAAGCTGTAGTGATCGAATGCCAGAAATTAGACAAACAGTTATTGGATGGAATGGATATGCGGTTAGACAATGCGTATATACAAGAAATGAATATGCCAAGACACAGAAAGGCAGAGAGCCAAGGTTTGAAATCTTAACTGGTATATGGCATGGAGTAACCCACTGGATGCCGCTACCGGAACCGCCGCAGGAGGTTAACCGTGGCTAACCTTCAACTTGCCGTCAAAGGTGAATAACAATCCTCGCACTCGCGGGGATTTCTTTTATCTGAACTCGCTACGGCGAGTTTTGTTTTATGGAGATGATAAATGCACTTCCGAGTCACAGGTGAATGGAATGGAGAACCATTCAACATGAGTTATCGAAGCAGAGAACATCAACGACTGCTATGACCACTGGATGCTATGGGCGCAGATAGCACATGCAGACGTAACCAATATTTGTATTGAAGAACTGAAAGAACACCAAGCCGCCTGATGGCGGTTTTTTATTACCTGATTTGCAGGTTCGATTCCCTATTCGGAGATAGCACTCATGCAACACGAACTACAGCCTGATTCACTGGTTGATTTGAAATTCATCATGGCCGATACTGGCTTCGGTAAAACCTTCATCTATGATCGGATTAAGTCCGGAGACCTTCCAAAAGCCAAAGTTATCCACGGGCGAGCAAGATGGTTATATCGTGACCATTGTGAATTCAAAAATAAGCTCTTAAGCCGCGCCAATGGGTAA